GTACACAAAGAACAGCAGAAAAAGATTGAAGCAGAACAAGAAGCTAAAGACCAATCCGTTAGAGATGCTGAAAATATTCGTTTAATGGCAATCTCAAATGCTCAAATGATATTGGAATCGGCACTACGTGAACCAGATAGTGTCGAATACATTGTAAAATCATACAACATTGGCAACAATGCCTTATGCTTTAAGTACAGAGCAAAAAACGGGTTCGGAGGATTTGGGGTGGAGACGGTGGTTTTTTATGATGGAACCTCCGATCAATCAGCGAAAGCCTATAAAAAACTATGCCCATCGGTGGGTAATTATGAAAAATATGCGTGGTGATTTATGAATGAAAAAAATCCAGTAGGAAGACCTAGCGAGCTTTTAGAAACGTTAGGAAAAGCCAAAGTTTATTTGCTTGAAAGTGGATGGATGGCGGCTGGGGATGTGATTCCAAGTGTTGCAGGGTTGGCTTGTTATGCCAAAAAAGGAAGAACAGCTATCTACGAATATTCAAGGCAAAGCATTGAATTTAAGTACATATTGGATAGAATCCTTGCTTTACAAGAGAATATTTTGCTCAACGGCTCTCTTAAAGGCGACTTGAACGCACAGATAGCAAAGCTTGTTTTAGGCAAGCATGGCTACTCTGATAAGGTTGAACAGGATCACACATCAACCGATGGCACAATGACCCCAGCACCGGCCATAAACATCGACAAAGCCGAGATGAAACGGATTTTAAAAGAAATTGATGACGAATGTTAGCGCGGACGTAATAGCCGAATATAAAAAAGGGCTAATAAAAGCGCAGCTAGACGAGGATCATATTTTTTTCGCCCGCTACTTTTTCAAAATCCGCGAGGGTGTAAAGTGGCGCGTCAATTGGCATCATAAAATGGTAGCCGATGCTTTGCAGTCAGTCATTGACGGCGATATTAAACGTCTTATTATTAACGTCCCACCTGGATCAAGCAAAACTGAGCTTGCTGTAATTAACTTCATCGCCCGTGGTCTTGCGCTCAATCCACGCGCCAGATTCCTGCACCTGTCATATTCTAGCGAGTTGGCAGAGCTAAACAGCGCAAAAGCAAAAGAGCTAATCAATACCGAAGAATTTCAAGCCTTCTTCCCGCTCCCTATAAAGTCGGACTCGAACGCCCGTGGCCGGTGGAATGTAGTCGATAAGGATGGCATATCAATTGGCGGCTGTTACGCTACATCAACATTGGGCCAGGTTACAGGGTTCAGAGCCGGACACATGGCCGAAGGATGGCAGGGGTGCGTCATAGTTGACGACGCGTTGAAGCCAGCAGATTCATTAAGCAAGGTAAAGCGTAATGCCGTAAATAATGCGTTTATCCATACTGTAAAATCCCGTTGCGCCTCACCAAACACGCCGATAATCATTATAGGCCAACGGCTTGCTGATGAGGATTTAACAGGTTTTCTGCTTAACGGTGGCGACGGTGATCAATGGACGCACATAAAAATACCGGCGATCAACGACGAAGGAGAAAGTTATTGGCCTGAAAAAGAACCGCTTGACCAGCTTTTAAAACTCAAAGATGCCGGTAATTTTACGTTTGAAGGGCAGTACCAACAAAACCCATACATCCTTGGCGGCGAACTGTTACGAGGCGAATGGTTTGGCCGTTATCAGGAGCGCCCAGTTAATAAATGGCTTATCCGCCGCGCGATCTTTGCCGATACTGCAATGAAAACCGGCGAGCAGAACGATTTTACAGTTTTCATTGATGCAGCTTTGGGACAGGACGGAAGGGTTTATTTACTCAATTTGTGGCGCAGGAAAGTTGATGCAGTAGGGCTTTTGTCACTTGCGCGGGATGTATGGGCAAGCACAGACGGAAAAGCGCAGGCTATGTACATCGAGGACAAAGCTAGCGGCATTGGATTAATTCAGCAGATACAATCACAGGATGTTTTTATTCCTGTTATTCCTATCCCACGCACAAAAGATAAACTGACACGGGTTATGGAGGTTCAACCACGCATACAGGCCGGAGGTGTACTTGTGCCCGAATATGCACCTTGGGTTGTTGAGTTTATATCAGAGTGCGAAGCATTTACCGCAACCAACTCACACAAACATGACGATCAAATAGACCCGCTAATAGATTGTGTGAATACGTTTATGTCTGGTGGGTTCGATATAAGAGGACTACTTTAAAAATAGATAGTATAATCTATAATAAATTTATTCATAATAGGCGCACAAAATGGGCAGGCCAACAGGTTCAAAAAATAAACCGAAACAAGAAGCCATCATAACCGATGGCTATGCTAACGCAGTATTGGGCAGCGGTGGCATACGTGACAGGAGCGCATACACGCGCCCACGCGCGGCAATGCTCTTACAACAAACTGAACTTCAAGACCTGTACCTGGGCGATGGCTTCGCTCGGAAAATTGTTGATATAGTTGCGGAGGAGATGACGCGGGCAGGGATTGAGGTTGAAAATCTTGACGATGAAAAACTTGAAGAATTAATCGAAGCGAAGCTTGAAGATTTGAACGTCATGAAACATCTGGCTGACGGTGTGCGCTGGTCAAGACTGTTCGGCGGTGCGATTATCATCTTCGGCCTGAATGATGGCGGGGCGCTGGACGTACCGCTAAACATTAACGGAATACGCGACGTGGAGTTCTTGCGCGTTTATGACAGATGGCAGGCGACAATACAAACCCGGCAAATTGACCCTGAACTATCGACATTCGGACAACCAGAGTTATGGCTAATTTCCCCCGTTCAAGGCGGATCACCATATACCGTTCATAATTCCAGAGTCCATGTGTTCGATGGCGATGCAATCCCAGACATAATGCGACAGGCAAATCTAGGTTGGGGCGCAAGCGCATTACAAGCTTGCTGGTCACAACTTATCCGGTTAGGAATGTCACACCAATGGGCAAACGCTTTGATCGAGCGCAGTCAGCAAGCCGTACACAAAATCCCAAGCCTTGCGAATACATTACGTTCTCCTGGAGGTGAGGCAATGGTGCAAAGACGCGCTGACGTTGTAGATATGGTACGATGTATTTTAAATACAGTCGTGATCGATGGCGAAGAAGATTACACGGTAACGTCTCACAGCATGGCCGGGGTTAATGAGTTGATGGACAGATTCGCCGAAGCATTGAGTGCGGTTAGCGGCTTCCCAGTCTCGGTCTTGATGGGACGCGCACCGGCTGGACTCAATGCAACCGGAAAAGCAGACCTTGATAACTGGTATGCTCGCATCGAATCAATGCAAAATGATATTTTGCGCGATCCAATAAATAAGATTGTCAGTTTTATTTTGATGTCACTCACCGGAAATAGTGACACTCAATACAAAATAAAATTTAACCCACTTGTAGTAAAATCCGATAGAGAAGAGGCTGAAATAGGAAAACTTGAAGCCGAAACCAAAAAACTTGAGGCCGATACAGCAACGGCTTATGCGAGCATAGGAGCGCTTGACGCTAATGAAATACGCGCCGGGCTTGAAAATGAATATCAAATATCAGGCGAATTAGAGCAATTCGATGAAACCCAGGTTTAAAGCATGGCTCCACCCGTACTCGGCAGAGCGAGCATATATAAAGCTGCTCGCAGACTATGCCAAAAAAATAACAGGCGAAACAGAACGCGCGATAAAGACTCGCGGGCTGTTGCGGCTTGATGGCTGGAGCGATGATTTAACCGCCGTCTTTCTTGAGTTAGCCGCCCAAATGTTGGGTATTGGAGAAACCACTATTTTACGATTGCCAGAGGTTTACGCGGTGATCAATCGATTCAATGACAGGCAATGGCGGTTGATCGTTAAGGCCGGAACTGGCATAGACATAGCGCAGGGCGCAGGTGTCCAGCGGGGCATGTTTGAGTTTCCAAGTATTTCAGACCCTTCAACTATTCGAGCAAGGTTTGGCATCGGCGTTGATGTTTACCGTTCTGAGCCGTGGCTTGCAGTTAGGCAAACAAACTGGGTTTCACAAAATACAAACCTTATCAAAAGCATTGCACCGCAGTATATGAGCAACGTTGAAGGAATCGTCAGGCGTGGCGTGATGGACGGTGTTTCACCGTCGGAACTTGCAAAGCAAATCAAGGCCGCGTCAAACGCAACAAAGAACCGCGCTCAGCTTATCGCAACAGATCAAATCGGTAAAGCGAACGGCGAGCTGACGCGGCATAGGCAAATTGAGCTAGGTGTAAAAGATTACACCTGGATAACCGCCCATGATGAGCGGGTTAGACAGCGGCATAAAGCGCGTGATGGGAAAGAATTTAGCTGGGACAATCCGCCCAGCGACGAACACCCAGGTATGCCGATAAGATGCAGATGCTATGCTTCGCCAGTATTCATAGATTAAATAAAGATTGACATTACAACGGATGATGTATAATCGAATAAAATCAAAACATTCAGATCAACCGGAAATATGACAAGACTTGAACGATTCGATTATTCGGAATTTACAGCAAAGAAAACTGACGAAGGTTTTTTAATCGACTCGCCGATTATCGCAAGAACTGGAATCCAGGAGTATACGCGCGCAGATGGTTCTAAGGTTCGTGAGCTGAGATTGCCGGAAGAAGTTTTCAATTCTGATTCGCTAGAGTCGATGAAAGCCAAGCCGATCACTGTTGATCACCCTCAAAGCGGCAAAGTTTCCAGCCAATCAGCGCACCGCGTAACGGTTGGAACCATGCTTACAGCAGGCAGGCAGGACGGCGAAGCAGTCAGGGCAGACATTGTTATCCATTCTCCGGATACAATCGGCGACAGGCGGGAACTGTCGCTTGGTTATTCGTGCGTGCTTGACGAAACCCCCGGCGAATGGAACGGCCAAAAATATGACGCTATCCAGCGAGAAATTAAAATCAATCACCTGTCAGTTGTAAAAAAAGGCAGGGCTGGAATAGCGAGGCTTAACCTTGATTCAAACGAAGAAATTACCAACCAAACGGAGCAAAAACCAATGTCACAAACTAAAGTAAAATTAGATAATGGCCTTGAGTATGATGCAGCTCCCGAAGTATCGGCGGAGCTGGCAAAGCTCCGCGCCGATGTTTTGGAATCTGCAAAAAAACTCGACGCCATCCCAAAACTTGAAGCAGAACGCGATATTTTGCAAGCCAGAATTGACGCCCATGCTAATGAACTTGTGAAAGCGAAAGAGCAAGGGCGTTTAGATACTCTATCCCGTTTAACGCTTGAAGCAACAGCCGAAAAGTTCAAGGTAGATCACAAGGACAGAACGGATCGTGAAGTAAAAGAGGCCGTGATTAAAGCGGTTCGCAAAGATGCTGATTTAGGCGACAAGTCGGAAATTTACATCGATGCAGCGTTTGATATGGCTATTGAAATCAAGATTGATGCAATGCCAAGCCAGCGCCAAGCGGCTAATACTAAAACCGACGCGCTACCATCCAGCGCAAAATCAGCCTATCAAACGTATATGGCGAATTTATCTAACCCACAAAAAGAGGTGGCGTAATGAGCCAAACCACAGTATTACAATACGGAGCGTCTGGATTTGCTGGCTTGCTTGCTGATCTTGGAGACACTAATACCGTCTCTATGTCAGCGGAAACGGCGGTAGGCTTCGGCGCACCCGTTGCCCTTGGAACTAACAAAGAGCGTCAAGTCATCCCATTGACTACCTCAGTCGGCCAAGCGGCCTTGGCTGTCGGTTTAGCCGTTGCGTCTCATACCGTCGAGCAAACATCCGGCGGCGTGGCTCAATATGCAGCGACTCAAATAGCACCCGTTTTAAAACGCGGTCGCATTTGGGTATCAACTGATGATGCAGTTGTGGCAGGCGCCGTCGCAAACCTGAAGTTATCAAGCGGAAAATTTACTGATGAGGCCGTTGCCGCAGGTATCGAGGCATTCACCCAGTTCACCGCCCGTTTTGTAACCGGCACTACAGCCGCCGGTTTAGCCATTGTGGAGATAAAATAATGGAAGCAACTATGAATTATGACGCTCAAGATTTGAGAGCAATTGAAGCCAGCGGTCGTTTAGACGCTAACGAATCCGTATTTTTTGCGCGGCAGTTAGAGTTCATCCGCCCTAAAGCTTATGACGTAAAACGCGCGGCCTTGTCGGCGATGGGTTTATTCCCTATAGACACATCAACTAATCCAGGCGCTGAATTTATTACCTACCGGCAATATGACTCTGTTGGTTCTGCGAAAATTATCGCGAGCTATGCAGATGACCTGCCACGTGCAGACGTTGTAGCAAAAGAATTTACCAGCCCCGTTAAAGGCATTGGTGCGAGCTATGGTTATTCAATCCAGGAAATTCGTGCTGCTCAGTTTACCGGCACTGATTTAAACAGCAAAAAGCAAAATGCGGCTAGACGCGCTCACGAGGAGCAAATCAACAAATTGGCTTGGGCTGGTGATGCTGTTTCAGGTTTGCCTGGCTTTTTGTCAAATGCCAACATCCCAGGCTATGTAATCCCAGCTGATGGAACTGGCTCAAGCAAGTTGTTTAACACAAAAACACCCGATCAAATCATTCGTGATATGAACGGTATTGTTAATGCGGTTATGACAACGGCAAAGGGCGTGCATAAAGCTAATGAGCTTTGGCTACCACTGGCGCAGTATGCTTATATTTCAAGCACTCCACGCAGCGCAACGACCGACACCACAATTCTTGCTTTCTTTCTAGCCAATAATCCTGGCGTGTCGGTTAAGCCAATTCTTGAGGTTGCATCGACCGCTAACGGTGGACACGCCGGTTCTTTTGACACCATGATCGCAGCCGAAAACATGATTGATAATTTCCAATTAAATTTGGCAATGATGTTCATGCAGCACGCGCCACAGCAAAAAAACCTTGAGTTCGTCGTCCCGTGTGAATCAAGATTTGCAGGTGTAACGATTGAATATCCATTAGCTTTTGCGAAAGCAGACAGCATCTAAAAACGTCTCTCAGTGTGCTTTTGGCCGGGCGTAAAACCCCGGCATTTTTAAGGGCTAAAATATGAAATTTAAAAACGTAAGCGACCGAGGCTGGACAACAAACGGTGTAATGATAGCGCCCGGCGCTGTTGTTGATATTGACGATAAATTATTGGTCGATATTAAAGGTGTCGATGATTTAGTTATCGTCGAGCAAGACGAAAAACCCACCATCAAACAAACAAAATAATAGGAGCAATATAAAATGTCAGCACTCGGCGATACATTTGAAAACGATTTAATGAAGTTAATTTTTAACGCGGTTGCTATTGCCAATATTGCAGATAATGCAGCAACAGCACCACTTACCAACTTGTTTGTAGCATTGCATACGGCCGACCCAGGCGAAGCGGGCAACCAATCAACAAATGAAATCTCATACACAGGATATGCACGGGTTGCAGTAGCCAGAACAACGGGCGGCTGGACTGTTGCAGCAAACAGTGTTTCACCCGTTGCCGCCATTGTGTTTGGTGCGATGACAGCTGGAGCCGGAGGAACGGTAACACATGCGTCTGTTGGTGTCGCGTCAACGGGAGCGACTAAAATATTGTACGGCTCCGCTTGTCTGGTAACGCCCAATATTGTGGTTAGCAACGGTGTAACGCCAAGCCTTACAACCGCAACAGCTTTTACGATTAACTAGCAGACATTTGTTGGATACCGCAGCAATAAAGCTGTGCGTAAACTCGGCCACTTAAGATACAACAAAACACAGGGAATTTAATTATGTTAAATACAGCACAAGCAGCCACACTAAAAGCATTTATCGAGGGTGATGTTACTTTAAATGCAATCCCGAAAACGTTAGAAGGTGCTTACGAGATGCGGGAATTATTAAAGTTACCAGCAGTACCAGATCACCAAGTTTGGCGGAGCACCACACCAACTAGCGAAATAAAAGATGCGGTTATTTTTTCTAACTATACTCCGGCTAATCCAATAGCGGCAGTTGATATACTGTCCGCACAAAACGTAGCTAACTGGTTATTAGCATGTGCAGGTAAAAGAGATAATCTCTGGTTGCTATTGACAGAAGGTGGAGGTATTGGTAGTGGCGGCATTGCTACAAATAAACCCGGTATACGTGCAGCATTGCAAGATGCAACTACAGCCATCCCTTCCGGTGCAGCAGGTGCTAGTAAATCTGGCGGCTGGTCAGCTATACAATTAGTCATACAACGTAAAGCCACTGTTTTTGAAAAGTTATTTTCAACAGGAGCAGGTACGACGGCCTCTCCTGCTACTATGATCTTAGAAGGCATTGTTAGCTATAATGAAATAGCCGAACTTTGGGTAGTATAAAATGTCAACATTAACCCCTAATTATACAAGCGGAGGAGCGCTAACTATATCGTTAGCGTCTCTTGCTTCCTCCTCACTATTAACAGGCGGTCAGGAATCTAATCAGATAGATAACACAACTACAAAATATGTAGACGCACTGTTCGAGGGATTTATCACAGTAGGCACTACTCCAACTATAAATACCAGTATATTAATTTATGTGTGGGGTAGCAATGTGTCTTTAGCTACTACGGCTAAAGATGTTTTGGACGGTGTAGATTCGGCTGAGACCTTGACATCTGTAGGGGTATTAAACGGCATACTATCACTGGCAAAACCTATTGCAGTTGACGCCGCAACATCAAATAGACGTTATGATTTTGGAAATATAAGTGTAGCTCAAGCACTAGGTTTGCCGACTTTACCCCCATTTTGGGGTGTTGTTGTGATACATAATACAGGTGTTGCATTACATGCTACGGCTGGTAATCATGCCATGATCTTTACCGGCATTAAATATGATGTGGTCTAAATTATTGTGATTATTCTGCCAGGCATGCGAACTAAGCAGCCTAATGTAGGCGCTAAGGTTAATGCAGCGTTGCCATTGACTAGAGGCCTTGAACATGCCTGGGCTTTGGATTCTGGCTATGCAGCGTCTAATATAGATGGGACAAGAAAAACAAACCTTGCTCAAGAGAACACGTCTCAAGTCATAGATGGGCTAATCGGTAATGCCACGAACTTTAACGGTACATCGGGGAGAGCCATTGCATCGGCTGTAAAAAGCTTTATAAATGTTACAGAATTTACAATATTCGCACGTTTTAAGCGCCCTACATCCGGCACTCGTGGCGCTATATTTGGCACTGGTCAGATTAGTTCAGTTGGGGTATTATTGCAGCAATGGTCTGACAATAATATTTATATGAGCATAGGGAGTGTATATGCTACATTCCCCCAGTCAGATACTAATTGGCACTCTTATTGCATAGTATTCAACGGGTTGGCTTCTGGAGATGCAGAACGCTTAAAAATTTATGTTGATGGTGTACAAGTTGCACTGACGTTTGTAGGCACTATACCGAACAGCACACCAAGTGCTGATTATCAAACATTTTATACCGGATTTGACCCTGCTAATAGTTTATATGCTGCAAGTAGTATGCAAAATATATTTGTTTATAACCGGGCGATTAGCGATAATGAACAGCGGCTATTGCATTATAATCCGTGGCAGATATTTAGAGACACATCAACAAACTTGTTTTTTTTCCCGGCGGCGGGAGGCTCTACAGCAAATGGCAGCGCAACTGGAACCGGATCAGCAATTGGCGCGTCATTATTCCAAGCATCGTCAACGGGAGGCGCGGTAGCAGCAGGAGCCTCGGCTGGCAGATCAACTTTTTCCGCGCAAGCCTCTGGCGCATCTTTAGCCGCAGGCGCATTGATAGGCGCTTCGTCAGCTACCGCTTTAACTTCTGGCGTAGGTGTTGCAGCGGCTTCGGCTGTTGGCGTATCGACTTTTTCAGCTGCTTTGACTGGAAATGCCATAGCAAGCGGCACGCCAACAGGCGCGTCATTGGCCGTAGCCACTGCATCGGGATCAGCTATTGCATCCTGTTCAGCGGTAGGCTCAAGCGCGGCAAGTGGGCAGGGCGCTGCATCCGGTAACGCAGTAGCAAGCGGCACATCCACCGGCGCATCGTTATTTAAAGCTTCGACCACAGGCGCTGCGGCTGGAACAGGCGCTGCAACAGGATCAAGCGCATCCAGTGGACAAGGAGCCGCAACGGGTAACGCACTGGCAACAGGTGCATTGATAGGTGCGTCAGCAGCTACATCTTTAGCCTCTGGAAACGCAGTTGCAATAGGCGCATCAACAGGCGCTTCGTCATTCATAGCCGTAGCATCTGGATTAGCGTCAGCAATCGGATCAGCAGCAGGCCGTTCTGTTGCCGCGTCTACCGTTACCGGTAATGCTATTGCGACAGGCTCTGCAACAGGCTCTAGTGCCGCAGCCGGAACCGGTGCAGTGTCAGGAAACGCTATTGCAACCGGATCAGCAATTGGCATATCATTATTTCAAGGCGCTGCATCGGGATCAGCTATTGCATCCTGTTCAGCGGTAGGCTCAAGCGCGGCAAGTGGCACGGGGGCGGCCACTGGAGGGGCAATAGCGAACGGTTCAGCGGTTGGCCGGTCAACTTTTTCAGCACAAGTCACAGGGATTGCAGTAGCAATGGGCGCAGTAGTTGGCGCGGCATTAAGCAAATTTGATAGACACATCGACCCGGAATACATGACCTTTCAAATTGACCCGGAATATTGGATATGACAACACAACTTGCGGCATTTAGACTATTTATTCCTGAGTTCTCGTCAACGATTGACAATGATGTTCAGGCGCATCTTGACCTCGCCCCGATGTTTATTGATCCGCTTAAGTTTTCTGTCGATACGCGCGGCTTGGCACTGGTTTACATGGCCGCCAGCCTTTTATATACCCGCTCACAATCA